CACCGACAACGGTCGTTGTGCCTGGTGTGATCGTAGTAGCTGAACCGCCGCTTGCTGTCAGCACACCTGCACTAATTGTGATCGTCGTACCATCGGGACGCGAGCAACCAATCACCGATGCCGTTGCTGTCGTGCAGCTCAACGTCCCGGCTGAATTCGTCAGCGTAGCGCCGATTGCTGTGACAGCCGTTGCAGTCCAATTGTTGGAGGTTACAGCAGCAACGCCGTTGATGAACAACCCTGTCGCATTAACGGTGCCAGCTCCCTGCGCCCCGCCTGTTGGCGACCCGACCGTAACCCCCGCCCCAGCGTCCGTGATCGTCGAGGCGGCTGCTGCACCGCTGCCATCGAGAAACTTCATGACAGCATTGGTCGTGATCGTGCCAAACCCGGGGAATCCATACGCATCCCACGACGTTCCGTTGAATGTGTATGAGTAGAACCCATTGGTATGCAGTGACGTTGACAACGCCAGTCCATTGACGGTCACGCTGTTGTTCGCGATCGTCAGCACTGTCGCGTTCTGATTGGTAATCAACTGCGTTGCGTTAGCGACTGGCGACGCGGGACCTGTTGCTGTGATGCTGGTCCCATTGTAGTTGTCTTGCCCGCCAGGGTTGGCAACAGCAGCACTGACAGTATGCGTTGAATCCGTGACGAGCGACGCAAGCGTGCCGCCGCTAATGCTGAAGGCTGAGCTCAATGCAACGCACTGCATCACCGTCGTCGCTGAGTTCGCAATCAAGCAAGGAGCTGTTGCACCGCTGACTGTCGTTGTCCCTGGCGTGATTGTAGTCGCAGACCCGCCGCTTGCTGTGATGACGCCTCCCGACGCCGTGATCGTTGTGCCGTCTACCTTGACCAACCCAAAGGTCGACGCAGACCCCAAGGCAACGGCGGGTGATGCATCAGACCGCATGAACGTTGTTGCGGTACCATTGTTGGCGGTCGATCCTGCAGTCGCTGTCGGATTTGCAGCAGCAGCAGTGCTGACAGCTGTGCCACCGACCTGCAAGCCTGTGCAATTCCAATTCGTTGTGCCAGTAGCGACCGTGCAAACACTTGTGCCGCTCTTGTTGAACACGCTGATGTCATTCGTTGAGCCTTGCCCAATCAATGCTAGCCCACCAGTTGTGCTCAGCAGGTAGACATCACCCTCGCCATTCGCAGCAAGCGTAGGTGTCGTGATGCCGCCTGCAAGACCAAGCGTGCCAGCCGCTTGCGTTGGTGCAGCGCCCGTGATCGCAAGCGTTGCGCCACTACCGACGACCATAGCTGCTGCAGTATTGGTGCCGCTCGTGATTGAGCTAAACGCTGGCGCACCCCCGCTTGCGGCCAGGGGACCGACAGTCGCTCCCGCAATGCGCACAAACAACCCAGACGCTGTCGTCCACAGATCACCATTGACAGGGGCCGTTGGTGCTGCGCCTTGCGGTAGATTCAGCCCAGCCGTTCCAGTAGCGGACGCGACAGTCGTCAATTCGCCAGTCATTGTGCACGCTGCGAGCGCGCAGTCTGCTGACGCATGGCCTGTCAACGCACCGGTGATCGTCGCTACTGTGAAGCTTGGCACCGTACCAGTGAATGTCGGCGTAGCAATGGATGGGCTCGTCGCCTCGACAATCGTTCCGCTAGAACCTGTCACAGTGTTACCAAGGACCGTGACAGTACCACTCGTTGAGGGTAGCGTGATGGTCGGGGACGAGGCGCTGGATGTTGGCACAAGCGTTGTAACGCCGCCTCCCAACGTTGCAAACGTGATAGTGCCTGTGGCTGTACCAGAGATACCTATGCTAATGATCGACGTGCCATCGAAGTTGAAGCCTGGCGAACCGCTAAGTGCGCCGCTCCCATTGAACAGCACGTTGTGGTTGGAGCCTGCTATCGTCAGCGCAGTAGCGCCGTTGATGAACAATCCCGTCGCATTGAGCGTACCTGCGCCTTGCGCACCGCCAGTCGGGGATCCAATAGTAACGCCTGCGCCTGCATCGGTGATGGTGGACGCTGTCGCAGCACCGCTACCATCGGCAAACTTCATGAGCGCGTTCGTCGTGATCGTCCCGAAGCCCGGGAAGCCGTATGCATCCCATGAGGTCCCATTGGACGTGTAGACATAGAACCCATTGGTACGGAGCGTTGTCGACAAGGCGAGGCCGTTCACAGTCACGCTGTTGTTAGCAATCGTCAACGCGGACGCATTCTGATTGACGATCAACTGCGTGCTGTTTGCTGGCGGCGCTGCCAGGCCGGTCGCTGTGATGCTTGAGCCGTTGTAGTTGTCCTGACCACCCGCATTCGCGACTGACGCACTGACGGTATGCGTCGTGTCTGGCACAAGCGATGCAAGCGCACCACCGCTCATTGAGAACGTTGTGCCAAGCGTGATGCACGCGGACGTTGAGCCAGTCGAATTTGCGAGCAAGCAAGGCGACAGTCCACCTGAGATCGTGGTCGTACCTGGCGTGATGGATGTCGCTGATCCGCCAACGGCTGAAATGACGCCAGCCGATGCTGTGATTGTCGTACCATCGACTTTCACAACGCCAAACGTCGAAGCGCTACCCAGCGCAACAGCAGGAGCAGCGTCAGACCGCATGAACGTTGTTGCACTGCCGTTCACTGCTGCTGAACCAGCCGTTGCAGTCGGGTTGGCTGCAGTTGCTGTGCTGACTGCAACGCCTCCCACCTGCAAGCCTGTGCAATTGAAGGTCGTTGTACCCGTCGGAACAACGCACACGTTGCTGCCCGCTTTGTTCAGGAGGGTCAGGTCATTCGTTGACCCCTGCCCAATAAGCGCAAGGCCGCCTGTTGTCGACAGCAGGTAGACATCACCTTCACCATTCGCGGCGAGTGTTGGCGATGTTACATTGCCTGCAATACCAAGCGTCCCCGCAGCTTGCGTTGGCAACGCGCCTGTATGCGAAACGGCACCACTGAAAATTGACGTCCCGCTGTACGTGTTGTTACCATTTAGCAGCGGGACTGTAGCGCCGCTTGTACCGATGATGGAGAAGGTCAGCAAACCTGACGCTGCGTTGACAGCATTGGCCATAGCTGTGATCACGCTCGCGCTGATCGCATCGCAAGCCATGACCGTCGTGGCTGAGTTCACAATCGCGCAAGGTGCCGTTGCACCGGTGATCGTTGTCGTACCGGGAATGATCGTTGTCGCTGATCCGCCGCTTGCGCTGATCACGCCTGCTGATGCAGTGATCGTCGTACCATCGACCTTGACCAACCCGAACTGGCTAGCACTGCCAAGCTGGATAGCAGGCGCGGCATCGGACCGCATGAATGTCGTAGCAACGCCATTGACCGCCGTGTTGCTCGCCGTTGCGCTAGGATTCGCGCCTGCGGGAGCGGCTGCTGGCGTTTGCCAATTAGCTGCGGTCCCGCTCGTCGCTGTCAGAACCTGCCCGGCACCAGGAGCCGTCGCCCCATTGACAACGATTGTCGTTGTCGCGGAGTTCAGCGCATTTGCTGTCGTCGCGATCCCCGCAGTCAAGCTCGCAGCCGTTCCAGTCGCATTTGTCAGCACGATTGAGCTTGGCGTGCCGCCTGCCCCATTGAAGGTGACAAATGCGCCTGCATTCCCAACTGCAACTGCCAGCGCTGTCGCGACGTTTGCCCCCAAGCCTGTGAGCCCGCCCAACGCCATTGAGGCTGCTGTGATGGATGTGTTGCAGCTAAAGCCTGTGCCGCTTGTCCAGTTGAGCGCGCTGCCCGCAGTACTGCACGATGGGACTGCCAAGCCGCTTGGCGTTGTCGCAGTCAATGCACCGAGGAGCTGGTTCGCTGCGAGCGCTGGAAGCTGGCTGTAGGTCAAGCCTGTCAAGCCGCTGCCATTGCCATTGATCGCAAGGAGCGTTGCTGCGCCAGCGGGGAATGTGATCGCACCGCCGCCCGTTGCCGGCGCATGCAACACGACCTGTCCACTTGTCGACCCATTGAGCGCAAGCGAGCCATCGTTATGCGCTTGCGTACCAGCCCACGTGTTGTTGCCGTTGAGCACGGGAACAAGCGCACCGCTTGTGCCAATGATGCTGAACGTCAGCAGTCCGCTTGCCGCATTGACTGCATTCGCCATGGCCGTGATGACGCCTGCATTGATTGCGTCGCAGACCATCGTTGTGCCAGCGCTATTAACGATTGCGCAGGGCGGCGTGCCTCCGCCAATCGTTGTCGTACCTGGGACAATGGATGTCGCTGAGCCGCCCACCGCTGTGATCACGCCGCCAGTAATGGTGATCGTCGCCCCGTCAGGACGCACGCAACCCAATTGCCCTGTCGTCGCTGTCGTGCAGGAGATCACGCCTGCTGCATTGCTGATGGTCGACCCATCAGTCTCAACGAGACCGAACTGAATGGCGCTAGCCTTCTGAATGGCTGGTGCACCGTCTGACCGCATATAGGTCGTGGCTGTGCCATTGATTGCAGTCGGTCCGGCCGTTGCCGTCGGGTTGGCTGCTGTCGGTGCCGTTGCAGGCGTCTGCCAGGTTGCTGCTGTGCTGCTCGTAGCCGTCAACACCTGCCCTGGACTGGGGGCTGTTGCAGCGCTGACGTTCACGATGGTCGTCGCTGAGTTCAGCGCATTCGTTGACGTTGAAACGAGGTTGCCGGTGATGTTGGGACTGGGGATTGTCAACCCAGATGGCAAGGTCGTTGAAATCGTCGGGGCGCCTGACCCATTCGTCACCAGCACGCCATTGTTGGCAGTCGCTAGGTTAGCGACAACGCCAGCAAGGTTGTATAGCAGCCCATTGGTCGCACCGCCGCTGATCGTCGTTGTGCCGATGATGATTGCAGAGCTCCCGCTGCTCGAGCACGTCGGGCAGGAGATCTTGCGCAAGCCATACCCGGGGCCTGATGGCGTCACGACTATCGGCGCGACGCCAACGATGTCAGGCGGTGGGGGGTTGGCTGCTACTGCGTTGTGCGCAATGACCAGCGCAAGCAGTATGGTAGCAATGGCTACAATGCGGCGCATGTAAATTAGCCTCCGATTGCGGAGATCTGAGCGGTACCGTTGTCGCAGATGGCGTTGATGACGGCTCCCGGTGCTGGCGGGGGGTCGACAGTGAACGAACCACCACCTGGATAGATCGGCGCACCGACACCTACCTGCGCAGCACTACCATCGACGGTGATCCACACGGTTCCCGGCGGATCACCAGCCCCAGGGGACGTTGAAGTCGTTGTATTGAATATGGTCACAAGACGCGTGATCACGCCAGCAGCAACGATAGCGGTCGTCACGCCGCCAACTGTCGTTGCCTCCAGTATGGAGCCTTGCGGCAGGTAGGCGAGCGTGCCGTGCGATGTCGGTAGCGGGTTGGTCGGACCGACTGGCGCGCCATTGACGCGCTGCGCTGTCTGAAACGCAAGGTTACCGCTACTGTCTGCGACTGCTTGGAATGGACGCTCGTCTCCAAGGCCATCGATGACTTGAACCGTTGTGGTTGTATCAGCCATGATGCAAACACCTCATATGAATTTAGATTTGCGAGCTGCGCGTCATGGTGCAGCGTCCGCCAATATCCCATGTGTTCACGGTCGGCGTGATCTCGAGATCAATTGCGCCAAGCGTTGTGTCAGCAGCAGGTGCCGCAATGGAGATACGCCCGCCTGCACTCGATGTCGCGTAGTCCTGCGTCCATGATGTGGGGAGCCCTATGATTTGCGTTGTCGATGCTGTCGCACCCATCTGCGCACCAAATGCGACATGCCAACCAATCGCATCGCTACCACCGTGATTCAAGCTTGTAGCTGCGACAGTGCAGACAACGTTCACAGTCGAGTGCGGCGGGAAGTTAAGCGTGTTGCCTGCAATCTGCAGTGTGACCGTCGCGCCTGATCCCCCACCACCTGACACGGCTGCAGTCGCCTCTGCAACGCAACCCGTTCCTGGATTGTTGACGCCAATGTTGCCAAGCGTACCGCCAGCACCGAGATCACCATTGACGATGGCACCCGTGCAGCCAGTAACTGTGATCGTCGGTAACGACGTGTAGCCAGTACCGCCCAAAGGTCGGTAGACGTTATAGATGTAGGAGCTCGCTGCCTGCCCATTGCTTGTCAGGCGCGTGTTGCCCGTGATGCCTGTCGCCTGGATCGTGCAAGCGACTATATGCGGTGCGCGATAGTCACAATTGCTGAAGGTCGTCGATGCGACATCAACAGCCGACCCAAGCGAGCTACCAGGGCCACCCTGCGACTGAATGATTGCGCCGAATGCATTGTTGGGGAACCCGCCATACTCCTGCCCCAAGCACATGATGCACTTGTAGCCTGTGACGACTACGCCCGACTGCTCCCCCCATACCAACCCAAGGTCTGGTCCCAAAGCACCGAGTGCAGCGTTTGGCGTTGAGCCGCCAATGTGAACGTATAGTCCTTGCGTGTTGCGCATGTAGGTGACGCCAGACACCGCAAGCAAGTCGTTCTCGTAGTTTGCGCAACCATGCACAAACGATGTACCAGCTAACTCTTCGCAATAGGATCCATAGGTCGTGTGCGCTCCCTGGTAGACGGTTGCTGAACCGCCCTCATTGCTTTGGATCCAAATCGCCGTGTTGATCGCTTGGTCAATCCCAGGGTTGGTGTGCGTGCCAACTGCTGTCATGCTTTGCGAGCTAGCGCTGATTGACTGGCTTAGGTTGTAGGTGCCGTTCCCACCGGTGCCTGTACCAAATGACACGATCGTCAGCGGAACAGGTGCACCTGAATAGGTGATCGTCTGACCAATGAGGAGCGGTGACCCAGAGTATGCGCTGACGGTCAAGAGACCGCTTGCTATGACGCCAGTAAACGTGCCGCGCGTCTGCGCATTGCCGAGGATGTTGACGAATGCATTGAGGCCAATGCGATTGCCGACCGCGACCGAACCATTCGGCGCGATATCGTCCTCAAGGTTGAAGAGCTGCGGGGCGTTCGTTGAGGTCGACGTGAACGAATCGCTGATCCGCGCATTCCATGCGAATGCAGTGCCTGACGTGATCGATCCTGTCACAAAGCCTGTCTCGCTCAACCATGCGGTGGGATTGGCATTGGACAGCACAGCCCCATTTCCCGTACGCGCGATGGTCGGACCAGCCGCAATGTGCGCCCAGGTGCTCTCGCCAGCAAAGTTGGTTACCGCACTAGCGTTGCCGATGTTGGTCGCAGTCGCGCTGGTCGTGCCGACGCCAATGGCATTTGCAATTGCATAGGCAAAGTTTACCTGTGCGCCAGTGCCTGTGCCGCCAAGGAGCGTGACAGGATTGGTCGGCGCTGCGCTTGCGTAGTGACCAGGCGTGACGATTGTGTACCCAACGATCTGATTGCTGCCGTTCACTGAGATCGACAGTATCGTGCCTGTCGATGGGTCATACAGGTGATCCGTCGATCGGTAGTTGGTCCCGGTGACACCGCTCGGTACTGTCGCAGCGTTGACCTCTCCCCCACCAACATCGATCGTCGCAGTCGAACCGGACGTCGATATCTTCATAGACTGTACGAGGAGCTGCCCAAGGTTGCTGACCTTGAACCCGCCAGTCAAACGGAACGCTGAGTCCGTGAACTCAACGCCGGACAAGTCGATACCGCGGCCTGTCTGCGGATTCACATAGCTACCAAAGCCTGAGAACTGATCAGGCGCTCCCGGGTTGTACCCAAAGAGCGTGCCACCTGCAGTCGCTGCGAAGGTGTTTCCCCCGCCTACTGCGTACACAAGGTTGAAAGGAGCAGTGCCTCCCGTAACGGAGATAGCTTGGTCTATTTCGTTCCCTTGCAAGTTGCCGTACCCGACGACATGCAGACCATAGCGCGTCGCAGCCGATGCGCCTGTGTAAATGCCGACGTCAATCTCGCGCCCCGCGCATCCGGACAAGTTGGTAGCGCCAGCGAAGCACCACATCTGGTCGCCGCCAGCATATACGAAGCCGGCTGACGATCCGCCATTAGGTGCTGTGCCGCCTTGGTTAGCTGAGATCGCAGTCGTCAAAACCTGCGCTTGCCACTGACGACCAGTATCGGATGTGCTGCCGATGAACGACTGAATGTTGAGCGATACGTTCTGCGCAGAGCGCGAACCGCTACCATTCAAGCTGACGTAGTTCCAAGTGCAGGTACCGTCGGCAATGCCAGTACCGGTGCCTGTAGGACCTGTGCCGCTGCTGCTTGATGTGCAGGAGGCAGCAGTCTCTGTGTAGTAATTCCCATTGGCTGCGCGATTGTTCCCCGTCACATAAGCCGTGCTCTGCTGCCAGGGTGCGCCGCCATATGCACCGCCGATCAAAAACCACGTCGCACCTTGCGATGCATTCGGGATAGCAGAGATGTCCTGATTGATGACTATCTTGTTGGCTGCGATCGTGCCAGATGACACAGACCCCGCAAGATTAAGCGATTCGAGGAACCCATACTGCGTGCCGATACCAGCTTGCGTGCCAGAGAAGGTCAACGTCCCACCAACGCCTGCGTACAGCGAGTTCGTCTGGATCTGGCTGCTGCCGCCTGTGACTACGAACGTGCTCCCCGCATTGCTAAAGTTCATGACAGCAATGCTGCCGATACCATAGCTTGGGTCACCGAACGTGATGTGCGTCCCGTTGCCGCCAGGCGACACGATTAAGTTCGTCGTATTAGCTGACTCAAATGCTGGTGCAAACGTCTTGTTCGCAATGGATATGACAGCGCTGCTGTTGCCAATGTTGATTGCAGTCGCAACGCCAGTACCAAGGTTCAACGTTGTAGGCGCACTCCAGGTCTCAGCAATCGTCAGCCCCGATCCATGCCCATTGGATGCCGCATAGGTGCCTGAAGTCGTCGCACCATAACCAACATTCTTAAGCGCTATGCCGCCTGCTTGCACCACACCGCCAATGACGTTGGTCAGGTTCCAGCTGTTGCCATTCGCGTCATACACATCCTCACCTTGGATGTAGTTGTTGCCGCCTGCGGCAACTGACGATGCAGTTAGCTGATTGCGCGTGACGTCAATCGTAGCGCCATTGGATAGCAGCGCGATGGTGAGCGCGCCCGATGACAACGCCCCTGTACCTGCGACATTGAACCCGGCTGATTGCAGGAAGTTACCCGTGAAGTGCACATCAGGCTGGCAATACCCGCAGGCGGATGCCATCGGCTTGAAGGGCACAGTGTTGTCAGAAGCGTTGGCCGTCTGGCGATACTCGCCGATTTGCGTGCCGCCGGAATCACCGGGGTACTGTCCGTCCGGACGCCCAAACGCGACAAGATTCAAACCGCCGACAGTGCTACTCGCTGCGACGTTGTTCTGACTTGAGATGCCGATGAAGGTGTCATACAGGCCGCCTTGAACCGCATCACCAGTCTCATTGATGAACGTCCTGATTGCCTTGTAGCTGAGCACTGATCCGCCAAGGACCTTGATATTGTCCTCGGCACCAAACGCGCCATAAGCTGTTGTGTTCGCAGCGACAACTGTCTGCACACCGCCTGCATAGTACTTCGCTAATGGATTCGTGCATCCAGCACATCCAGCGAATAGCCAAGATGCTTGCGCGTTGATCGATGCGCCGCTGGCCATATTGCCGTTCTGGTTCATCTGTGAAAGGTTGCCGATGCGAGCACCAGCAAATGCACTGCCACCAAAGTTTGCATAGACAGCAGTATCGGCAATCGCTTGCACAGTTGAGTTCACGTTGTCTGTGGGGACCGTAAACTTCATGAAGGCATCCTGACCACCGCTATAGGTGCCTGTGAAGCTTGCGGAGAATAGCGCGGGGTAAGGAATGGTCGTGCTGCTCAGCGTATAGGTCGAGCCGGGCGAACGATAGAACTGCGCATTCAGTAGGTTGTTGACAGTAAGGACATGGCCGGTTGTACCATTGACGGGCAACCCAGCGGACGAGAAGGTCATCGTCGCTATGGAGCCAACGCCGAAGGACCCCGCGCCAAATTGAATGTTCTGATTCGTGCTACCAGGACTAATGATGAGCGCTTGACCGCTTCCGCCTAGGATCGAGCCGTTAGACCCTGTCGCATTGAACGTCGCAACGCCGTTGAACGTGGCACCATTCGTTACGGTCAGCCCTGTGCCTGACCCCGTGAAGGATGCAGCACCATTCGCGGACAACGTAGTGAATGCGCCAGTCCCTGGCGCTACATTGCCGATCGGCAGGGGTGACGAGAAGAGCGCTGTAATCCCAGTGCCTGTTACAGCGCCGCTTGCAGTCAACGTTGTGACGTTCGCGGCTGCTGGTACGCTCCCGCCTAGCACTGCGTTGTCGATTGTGCCGCCAGACATTGTTGGCACGCTAAGCGTGAGACCTGCGATCGTTGTCGTCGTCGCGCCCAGCGTCAATGCAGTGCTGCCAAGCGTCAACCCCGCATTCGCCAACCCTGCATTCGCTAGCGACCCATTGGTCACATGCGATAGATTGCTCACTGTCAGGGCGCCTGCATTATTGAGCGATGCGTCACCCGTGACAGCAACAGGCGTTGCTATACCGAAGTTGTTTCCGATGAGGATGTCCGCATTGGCAAGGGCGCTCCCTTGCGGCGTGTACCCCAATGCCCCTGTGACATCACCGGACGTCAGCGTCACAGCTCCCATGCGGCCAAACACGCTGACGACGTTAGCTGCAAGGTTGCCAAGCGAGCTTGTAAGCCCAGCACCGACACTGAGTGTCGCAAGCGCGCCCAACCCCGACACGTCGGCGGCAGTCGGTTGCGTCAAATGCGCGTTACCGGCCGTGTCAATGTACGCGACAAATTGATGGGTGACGGGCGCGATTGCTTCGATCCCGCCCAAGCTCGACAATGTCGGGAGCGGCAAGTCTGCGCCAACGAGCAAGCGGAAGCTAGGCGCGCCGCCAGACCCCGCCGGCGCTCCATAAAAGCTGTTCTGCGATTGCGCAGCGGACAGCGTCAATGATTGCGCTGTGATCGTCGTCGCTTTGATGGTGTTTGGCGTTGTGATGCCAAGGGGCGGCGGCGTTGCGAAATAGTTGATAAAGCCTGCTCCGCTGACAACACCTGACGCGGACAGCAGCGTGAACAACCCTTGATTGGGAACTGATCCGCCGATGACGCCAGGCGATCCCCAGGTGCCGCCCTGCAATGTCGCAGCGTCAAATGATCCGCCAGCTATCGCGTCAGCGATTTGCTGCACCGTGAATGCGACTGTCAGCCCGTTCTGCGCCCCTTGGATCAAATCCTGCGGGTTCACAGTCGTGACACGCTGACACGTCTGCGGCCATGCGCCAGTGCACGAGGCTTCCGCCCCATGCGCCGCGCACAAGCCTGCTAGCACGATCAATGCTGCTCGCAACCAACGCATGAAGCGCTGCCCCTTTAAGAAGAAAAGCTCAAACGATGAAGAACCCGGCTGCTAGTCCGCCAGGTTGAATTTGAATTGCACCTGCATCACCACCAAGCTGCCAACCACCAGCTCCCGCCATGCGCGCAAAGCGAATGAAACGGCGACCGAATGAGGTTGTGTTCCAATGCCCAGCGTTCGTTTCCATCGCGTCAGCGGAGAACGACACGGACGCACCCCCTAGCGACTTGCTTGAGATCGGCCCCGCATTAGTGTTCTGTCCGCGTTCGACACGCTCTGCATCGAGTTCATCGATCAGGAGGAAGTGCGCAGCGAACAGCTCCTGCCCCAATGTCCAGTAGTCCGCCCACACGTTTGCAGGCAGCACGTTACCGGCGAGTGTCAGGTACATGGAGAGCGTTGAGTCCTGATACTTCTCCGGATCCTTGAATGCAGGGAAGTCCTGGCGGAAGCGCGCGTTGCTTATGTATGGTGAGCTCGGCGTCGCTGGATTCTGCAGCACCATTGCAGTCGGACTGGCAATCGTCTGCGCGATCGTGACGTGATAGGTGCCGGTCTCACCATCAGCTGTCAAAAAGCCATCGATCTTTGTCGACGCTGCTGCACCTGACGTGATGGTCGCGCCGGCATAGATCTGACTGTCAGTCGCTGTGACAGTCAGCACATACTCTTGGATCGTGCCAGTGATGTTCGGCATTTAGGTAGCTCCGGCTGTCCAACCAGGCGCTGATCCAGGGGGCGGCGTACCACTCGGTTCTGCCCCCGCACCGCTTTCCATGTCGTCATCCTGTGCCTGGCGATGCCTGCGGATGGTATCGCGAATGCGCGCTACAGCATCAGCATTGATCGCGTAGCCCGTCGAGTTCTTCTTGTTGCCGAACCACGACTCAGCCCCAACGCTACTGGACTCACTACCCGCTGCATCCCACTCAGCATTATGCGTCGCGGGAATGCTGCCCCAGGTGCCGCCCTTCATGCTGCCGAGCGCATCACGAATGCGATCACGTCCCTTACTGCGGCGCAACCGATCACGCAGTAGCTTGATGCCGCTACCCTTCGTGAACACGTCGAGTAGTCCTGTGCGATAGAAAATTGGACCTTCGCGTCCCCCTTCCCATGACATCTCGAGCGCGGGATTTGATCCCCAGTTGCTACCTTCCCTTATCATCGGCGGGTCGATATCACGCGTACGACGGTCGCCAGTACCAAATGCCGCTTGCGGGTTGTCTTCGCGCGAACCCTCCTGCATATCATCCTGCATACGCTTCGCACGCTTCAGGAATGCATCACACATTGCTGCTGTCGACGCGGACGGGGGAGGACCTGCGACGAGATCACCAAGCAAGCTCTGCCACAGCGCCCAAGGACCGCCCTGCGAGTCGACGCCAGTGATCGTCCCCTTGTTCTTCGATGCGTAGAACACGGACGTGCCTTCCTTCTCGCCATACTGGCTGCGCATGGATCGAAGTATCTTACGTCCCTTGGCTGACAATGGCATCGCTCTATTCCCTCAAAGGAAAAACTGCGCCAGTCTCCCAGCGCAGTTGTACTCAGGTGTTGGTGAAGTTGGAGTCGCTCTCCTCCAACGCCACGCGCGTTCGCTTTTGACGATTGCGCTTCAGGTCGTCAGCGGCCTGAATCTCCTCTTGATCAAGCGCTGCCTGAATGCGCTGCCGTCGCGTCGCCTCATGCCGCTTCTCTTCCTGGTCCTTGATCGTGCCAGGCGCGGGAGGAATTGGCGGGGGAGGGTTGTCGGTATGCGCGAGTAGGTAGAAGTGACTCGCGTCCTTCTCCGACACGTCATAGTAACCCGGCAACCCGCAGTTCGTTCCCTTGGGATCGAACAACTCCTGCGTATGGTCCTCCCTGTTCAGCATGAAGCGCGAGACAATATGCACGCGCGTCATGCCCTCTGGCGTTGGGACCTGATCAGCAGGCACCTCCTGCTCCTGCGCAGCGTCTTGCGCGCTCTCAGAGGCGGTAGCGGCAGCGTTTGCCGCATTGCCTGCACCAGCCTGGGGGTCCGGCTGCGTCTGCACCGCGGGATCACCTCCCCCCTCATTGGGCGGCGCTCCACCCTGACCTGCGCCGCCCTGCGGTTCGTCTGCCATGCTCGTTACTCCTTTCGCAGTTTGACCCCTCAGATGCCGTCCGCGTACTGCATCGTCTCAGGGTACACGAGCTCGATGACGCCCAAGCGGCCCCAGTACTCAACGACCTGATGAAGGCCGCGGAACTGAATGGGGGTACGCTGTAGCGGCACGAGCGGATAGCGCACACGGTCCTTGTCCTTCGTGTACGCGACCATGCGGTTGGTACCGCCAGCCCCTAGGCCCGGCAGCCATTTGACTGGCTGAATGTCCAGCTCGCGCCCATAAGAAGAGTTGGTGATGCTGTTCTTCTTGATGTACTCGATGATGGAGATATTGCCGGCGTTCGACACCTTCTGCGACGACAAGGTGCTGAAGTGGATCGGCGGCAGTCGCAGGTGCGTGGGGATCAACGCATATCCAGCGTTCGTCCAAGCCTGCGTCAACAGGAAGTTTACGTCGGCGACGATTTCGTCTGGCGACTTTGTGATCACACCAGTCGCTGTCACCCACGTCGTTACGCCTTGTGTGCCAAGCGGCACGTTGTAGGGCGTCACGAGCGCGCTGTTGAACATGCCCGTCTTGTTGTAGTCGGTATCACCGACATACACCATCTGGTCGATGTCCATCTGGTACTTGAGCTTCATGCCCGCGTACTTCTGCTGATCAACCGGACGACCGGTCTTCTCAGCCGACTGCAGTTCGGGCAACGTCCACTTCAGTTCGGTGCCCCACAGCAGCAGCGGGTTGACGACCTTGCCGATGTCCAGCGAGATGCCGGAGATCGCAGTCGACTCCTTGCCGATCCAGTTCTTACCGGCCGGGTTGATACCACCAGGCGCGGCGAAGGTCGAGATCGTGTAGGACGAAAACTCGTCCGCTGCTGTCACGTCTTCCCGCAGATCGATGTCACGACCCCAGGAGACCTGAACGAGGGGCTCATGCAGAGTCTGGTCGAGCCGCTCAAGTTCGCCGATGAGAAACGCACCCGTACTGTCGATCGTCATCTGGGTGGCTGCATCGTAAGTCATCATCTGGTCCTTCGTGAACTGTCGCACACGAGGACGGATGATTGCTGGGCGTGAAAGCATGGTCGTATCCGCATACTCAATGCGGCGGAGATTGCTCATAACCTTTACCTCTCAATGACTGTTGGACGAAACGACTGCCGCTCAAGCAGCCAAGGTTGAATTACGGGATACGACCGTTGAAGCTGATCTCCGTGAAGCCGCTTGCATCAGCCGGCCCCATGAAGGTGCAGCCATCGACTGCGAAACCACTGCCGCCAGGGTTCGCAGCCTCCCAACCGCCGGTGATATGCGTACCAGACGGCGCAGCGGTCCAGACATAGACCTGACCGCCTTTCACGGCGGCTGTCGACCCTGACAGCAGCACGCTGATGTACCCCTCGCGCAGAATGTCGCAGGGACCCTGCAAGCCAGGCGGCGACCCACCACCGAAGCCATCCTGCGGCCATGCCGACGACTGCGTCGGATAGGGACGCGCAAGAATGCCATAGACATGCGTGTCAGCAGCCTGCAGCGTGCGCATGTTGCCGACATTGCCTGCCGTCGCGTCGACAACCATTGGTACGCCATAGCCCGTCGGCGCACCAGTCGTACCTGCTGGCGTGATGACCTGCGCCTCAATCGTCGCAGCCCAAACGCGATTCACTTCGCCAACGATGCCCGCTGGCATGCGAGTCAAAAATGCAGTCATGATCCTTACCTACTCTCCAATGAATGTGAAGACTCGTAGCCGCGGTAGTCTCAGGCGGTGCCGTATGCCTTTCTGTTCATCTCGTTGATGGATGCGACAGTCTTGGCAGCAGTGTCAGCAGTACGACCGCCGCCGAACGTGTGCGCTGAGTTCTGCATGCCAGCCATCGTTGACGCTGCATTGAATGCGATCGAAATCGCGTCACACGTCCATGCAGTGTCATTGAACGCCGGACGGCGCGTGCCGATGACATCCTTGACGACCTGCTGCGTCTTCTCCGCCTTGTAGGCAGCATCGAGCACGCGACGCTTGAAGCTGCACATTGCGTCGAATGTCTTGTTGGCAGCCGCGTCCGCAACAAACGTCGGGAACGTCATGCCTGGCACAAGCTTCTCCGCTTTGGAGACCATGTCATCGAATGGTGCGCGCAGGTTGGTCGAATCACCGACCGCTGCCCGGCGACGGCGATCGCTTGTACCGCTTGCACGCGGCAAGCTTGGTATATGGCGACCATAGGCTTCGCTGACATCGATCTCGGTCCAACCTTCGGAGTCTTCCGCCTCCTCCTTGTTGCGCTCACGCCGACGACCGGACTCTTCTTCGCCCTCGAGCTCGCTCTCCGACTCGTCACGCATGCGCGCATCGCGGCTGCGACGGTCACGCGTGCGCCGACTGCGATCACGCGTACGCCGGCGATCGCCCATCTCTTCGCGATCGCCGTCCTCGTCATCGTCGTCGTCGGGTTCCGCCCCTTCCTCCTGCGCGAGCATCGTCAGGATCTTCTCGATCGCATCGAGACGCTGCAAGACATTCGCCATGGGGTCACCGCCAGCAGCAGCGCCGCCTGCGGCAGCACCGCCACCTTCCTCGGCATCGTCAGCAGGACGCTCAACAGCACCCCCGCCATTATGCAGGTGCACGTGAACCCCGCCCCCGCTCTCGCCGCCCATCATCTCATCCGAGATGATCTCACCAAGCATCTCAGGGTCGTGCTCAGCCTCTGTCACGGCAGCGAGGGCGTCGACAACGCTACCCCGCTTGACAGCCCTGCGAAACCGATCCATGAAACGCGCACGCTGAACAGACTTTGGAAGTGCCATAGCTTGATCTCCAATTGCACAATGAGGACCGCACCGCCCCCTGTCGACGAGTGCGACGTGGTTGCCGACAATGTTGAGGCAGCGTGCGCGGCCGGGCCCAAGCTGCTCATACTCTGCGTCGTATCCGGCCGAAATCTCCTTCTTGCCTGAGTTGATTGCCTCAATCGCCTTCTTGTTGGTGACCAGGATGTCACCGAACATGAAGTCGTTGTCATACTGCAGCCCATCGCCACGACGGGGATTGAGGATGGTCCCCATTTGATAGTCGTGGCAGTTGTCGGGCGTCAGCATACCAATGGGAGGGTGGTCGTCAACGAACGGTTTCCCATTGTAGCTCGCAAGCGTCTGAGGCGCGAACACCTCCTCCGCATCGCGTTCGACTATAATCAGCCCATCCTTCCCAGCCTCGACTGCCGGGAGTTCATTTGCTGCATAGACTTGTGTGCCAATGCGCGCGATTGGCACATCCGTGATCAGCAAGAACCCCTCAGGCGTCAGAGCCCTATGGTCGGAGAGCGTCGAGGTTACATAGAACCTCTGCGTTGGCCCTGCCATCTCAGCTATTCGCTACGACAGCAATGGGATTCGTCAGGTTGGCAACGCTCGCCGCACCATTGACGATTGAAATCTTGAGGCTCTGCGCAACGACAGTCAGCTTCGTGTCGCTGATGAATGCTGTCGCCGCTACGAGCGCTGCTGTGATTGCTGCGCCGTTGTTGATGTTGCCCAACACATCTAAGCACGGCTGGATGGTAAGCGTCCCCGCATTCGACAGCGTGCCGCCAATCGCAATGTGCGGGTTGCCGCCAGTAGCAACGACAACAGGGCCGAAGGTGCCGCTCGCCGCAATCGTCGCTGGCCAGGGGATGACGCCGGGTGCCGCGACAGTACCGCTATTCAATTGAATAGCAGCAGCGCTCGCGATCAAGCGCGCTGAAACCGATTCGCTCATGGAATGCTCACCCTATGGTGAAAAGAGGAGGGGTAGCGTGACGGGTGCCGCTAACCCGCACTACCCCTCAGAAGCGGCGTGGCAACCCCCGAGTATCGATCGGGGTAGTCGAGGAAGGAGAAAACAGGACGCCAGCAGCATGCAGGTGCCGTGCAACCCACTGCTGACTAAGACCACGGCTTCAGCGTAGGATGCGTTAGGTCGGACGCTCTGTCCAGACGACCTCGCACCCAATGGACGACCCAGCTGGAACGACGTGGCTGCGCCGTTGATCGCAAGGAAGTTGCCGGGCTTGATGATGATGTCCTTGTCGGTCGCTGAGTCCCGCGCCATGTCGAAGATTGCTGCATTGGACGGGCCGGACGACGCGAGCACAGTTGTGCCAAGCAGACCAGCGCGCACGATGCCGAGTGATGTGCCAAGCGACGCAGGGTTGGCCGTGTACTTCGCGACGGTTGCAGTCGATGTCGGATCACGCGAGTCATAAGGCGTTGGCGTGACGGCAGCCGATGTACCACCGGTATTTGCCGTGCTGCGCAGGATGAGCTCAACGAGGTCCGCGCCGTTTGCCGTCGACGCACCAAAGCATGACACATGCCGCACATGCACGAACAACGACGGGTTGGACGATCCGGACAATGTCAGGATGTCAGTCGGGGACGCAGCAGGCGTCAAGCCGGTGAAGATCGCCGAGTATGTCGGGTAGGACGATGGGATGGTGACGACGTTGTCATACGCCATTGCTGGCAGCGCAACAGCGACTGCCAATGCAGCAACGGCTCCGAGGAGGAAACGCCTCATGATCAAAGCTCCTTATGAAAGTTGGTAGTCAACGTGAGATCAGAGGGATCTCCCCTCGTAGTTCTGCAAGCGCCCCCGCGATACCCGTCCCTGTCGAATAGCCATCGGACGGACCAAGAGGCGGCACAGCAGCACCAAACCCCTCCCATGTCTTGATGACCTTAGGAGGGAGTAACGATGAATCGACTGGATAGTCGCCGAGCTCCTTGACTGCCTCAAGGGCAGTCATCGGCTCAATGCGACCATCCTGGATCAGGCGCATGATTGAATCGACTGTCATCTGCAGTCGATTAGCTTGCACAAGCGCGACTACCTGCGCCGGACCGATGAACTCAAGGACCCACACCCGCCGCGCTTGCTCTACTGTCAGCTCCATCAGAAGTTCGTCCATGCTATCCCCCTATGTTCCGCGAAAGATACCGTCTGTCAGCCACCCATGCCATTTGCATCCATGCGTACGCAAAATAGATGGTGTAGTCGTTGGCTTGTCTTCACTTCCGTTCCATGCCCATGCCTTCCCATATGCAGGATTGACTGTGACCGCTGCGATAGCGCCGCACCCGCATGGACATGTGAACCACAACGACGCAATCTTACCATCCGATCCGCGCATCCAGACGCCTGTGCCAGGTTCTAAGTCGCGACGGTAGTATACGCCATCTTCATAGTGCCGCTCCTCGTACTCGAGAAACAGCACTCGATAGTCGACAAGCTTGAGCGGCACATCCGCCATCACACACCCTTGTGAAAGTGAATGTGTATGCCGCGCTTTGGCTTGAGCTTTTTGACTGCAGGCGCAGCAGTCGCTGCTTCATCATCATCAGCAGCAAGCGGATCAAAGCCAAGCAACGCGACTACATCGTCTGGCGTCTTCGCTAGCGGCTCATCATCATCCGAACTGTCATCTTCGGACGGCATCACCTGCTGCTCGCTGATTGCGCCAACATGCACGTCAGGTAGGTCGTCAGACATTTGCATTGCCCCACGGCGCAAACACGACAGGCGAGATGTAGCTTTGCAGCGCGACGGTTGGCGTGTTGCCAAGCTTCGCTGCGACGACTTTCGCTACCTGCATGACAGCCTTCTTGTAGCCCGTCGCATTTGCAGGCGGTGCGACCTTCGTGACTTCCTTCATCGCAGTCTTGGTGCCAACGAGTGTGCGAAAGTCTTTCGTCTTGAACCCGCCGCCGAATGAGTGCACGTAGTCGAGCAAGCTCTTCTGATTGACGTTACCAAACAGGCGGCCGTTGTTTCCCGCTGCCTGCTTACGCTCGCGCAGCATCTTGCTGAGCGATGGGTCTTCAACTGGTAGGTCCAACGCAACGCCCTTCTTACCAACAAACTTGAGCGACACCTTATTACCCATGACGACTACATGCTGCCCCTCAAGTGTCGTCGCACCATATGCCTTCACCTTCGCCTGCGTGTCCGTGTCCGACCCAGGACGCACGCCCATATCCATGATGAGCGCTGTAACATCGCCCAATGCACGATGCGTCGGGTTGCTGGACTTACGCATCTTCTCATTCTGCAAGCGAATGGTAGACAGCTTCGCGTCAAGTGTCTTGATGCGTGCGAACTTAGCAGCCGCCTGCTTCGCTGCATGCGACTCGGAGTAGACGTATTGCGTGCGTCCCGCCGCATCCTTGCCCGTCACCTGCAACGGCGCCTGGG